GCAACTAATGCTTCAGTAGATCCATCATTAAAAGAAGATATAGGTGAAGCACCTATCATTACTGAAGCTCTTGCACATATATCTACTTTTGTTGTTGCCATTCATTATTTTTTAATTTTTTAATTTTAATACTATTTTTAATTCTGTCCATTAAACTCTTACCTTCAATATGTTCTTTATAATATGACATAGCTATATCTTTAGGACTATCGTCAATAGTAAGTTCATCAAATTGTTTGTAAGTGTTCTTCATTCCAGAACCATATTTAGATTTTTTATCTGCCATAATTACTCCTAATAATTAAGTGAGGGCGAGTTGCCTCGCCCACACAAGTATCGTTATGCTAAAGCTACAGTTGTGACAGTAGCTGCACCACTAGCTGATGTTACTGATAGCACGTCTGCTGCTATAGTTCCACCAACGCCAGAAGTAACAATTATAATGTCACCTTGCTTTAGTTCATTTGTTGCTGAGTTGAAGTAACCAGAACCAGTTATTGTTCCGATTGCATCTCCATCTATATAGAAGAAAACACTATTACCACCAGCTTCAGCAATCTTTTTGATTGGGTTGTCTGTTGCGTATGCCATATTATCCTCCTATTACTCCGCACATTTTTGTATTCTAATACCATTAGTATCAATTAAAGTTCCACCCATTGATAACATTGAAGTTATTAAGTGTGATACTTTTTCTGGTATGTAGTTTACTTCAGTTTTAACGTCTGAACCAATACCTAGACCAACAGAAGATTTGTGCCAAGCTACTGTGTGTCTGTCAGTTGAACCAGATGTACTTAGTCCACTATGTACAAACCACAAGAAACCTAACCATCTCTTAGCTGTCATTCCTCCAGAATAAGGAAGTTCACCTTCACCTACGTATTCTGCTCTAGAGAATTGATCTAAGCTTAAAAGATCTGACCATTGTTTTGGACCAATGACCCAGTATCTTTGGTTATCATCTGGTACGTCATTAGTATTGAAAAGTTCCATCATAGCTGTTGCTTTGCCTAGATTCATTCCAGTACCTGTACCAGACGAGTTGTTAGCAAGTGCTGTTGCGCTTTGGAAAATCGTATCAACGATCTCATCAGTTTTTCTACCTAATGCGTACGCTGCCGATTGTGCAACCACTTGTCTTTCGTCTATGTTTACCTTTAACTCGTCTAACTTATCAACGTAGTCTGCTGCATAAAAGTCATCAAGAGTAGCTGACACATTTGAATGTGCAAGATCCATAGCAACTACTTCAGCGTGTCTTGCTTTAGTATTTGCAGATCCTTTTGCTATCTTTTGAAACTTAACAGTATTTCCATTGACTCCATTCACTTGTCTTACAAGGTTCTTTAACTTAGAACCCATTCTTTGATAAGCCATGTGAACTTCAGCTTCAAACTGAGTAATAAAGGCATTTGTTATTGATGTTGCCATTATAGCTCCTATTTTTATTGTTAAGTTAACGATTATCTTATTTATGCAGGGGACTGTTATCCTTAGAATTAAGGGCAATCATATCATATTTAAGGTCTTGCAGCTAAAATAAAGTTTAGAATGATTCTACTCAACGCACATTAAATCCATATTTTAGGTATAGTTATGACTTCTCCAAACTCTAACTTACCTTTTTCATCATATGAATATGTACCAAATAATGTAATATATTTATCTGTTTCTTTGAATACCCACATCTGACTACATACAGCTTTAGCTGGTGCTTGGGCTTCCATATCGGACTCGGAAACCCAACCAGTTTCACTAACTGCATCTAGCCAGTGTAAATCCTTTTTAAGTTTTTTATACTTAAAAGGTTTATTGTTTTTGTTTGTCGAACGCTTTCTCATACAGGTCTGTTACACGTTTAATGTAAGCTGGATCTTTCTCTCCATCTTTCCAGTATTTAGGATCTGCCATCATAGATTTAAGATCTGTTAAATCTGGAGTTACTGAAACCTGCGTAGGTGTTGTAGGCATAGAAGTATCTTTTGTTAATCGCATAAGTTCTTCTACAGCAGTTACACCTTCAGCTGTTGCTGCTAGTTTAGAAAAAGCATCATAAGATTCTGGTGAAAGATATTTCTTTGACCAAAGTTCTGCTGCTTCTAATCTTTCTTTAGCATTAGATCCTAACTTTTCCATCTCGACATTTACATCTGGTAAAGTAGCTACAGCATTTTGTACAAAAGCATTAACACCAGTATCAAATTCTTCTTGTGATAATCCTTTTTTCTTTGCTGTTTCTTTCCACCATTGTACTATTTCCATATCGTCAGAAACAGTTACATCTACATTTTCTGGAAGTTCTGGAAGATTAACTTTGTATTCTTCTGGAGTACTTCTTAATCTTTCCTGTTCTATATCAGTTCTTATCTGTTTAGATAAGTCTTCTGTTCTAGAACCTAGTTTCTTTTCAAGTGCATTGTAACTACTTGCTAGATTTTCTAGGTTAACTTCCTTTCTATCAGCGTCCCAAAATTTGTCTTGTACATATTCTGGTTTAGTTACCGCAGCTTCTTTTGAGTCTGTGGTGACTGGTGCTGATTTGTTTTCAACATTATCATCTGCCATCTTGCTCTCCTTTTTTTATTCTTGTTTGTATTACACCTGCAAGAAATCTCATTCCTTCTAAATGAAATAACTGATTGCTTTCAATATTTGGACCAGCAACTGCTTCGGTGGTGATTGATCTTATATAATCAAGGACTAACTTACCATCAGATCCTTTGAATACACCTGCAAATGTTTTGTTTAACTTAGCTTCCTCAACTGAAGTTCTAACATAACCATCAATCGATTTTGCAGGGATTGGTTTTTTTTCTTTGATATTATCCCAAGCCATTATGACCTTGCAGTCTTTTTAGCAGCTTTAGATAGTTCTCCGAAATGATATAAACGCTTACTTGTTTTACCATGTGTTTTTCCAGAGTGTAATTGACCATTAGGCATTTTATGTGTTCCACCTTTATGTTCTTTACCATCTCGGAAATAGTGTTTCATTCCTTTTCCCATTATTCTGGTATCTCTCCTTGTCCTGCGGATTGATTAAGTTGACTGATTTGTTGCACTATTTGTTGTTGTTCTTCTTGATCTCTAATGAGTTTTTCTGGTAAGTTCATTTTACCTGCAATATATTTTGCAACCTCATTTTGATTCATAATAATGTTTATCATTTGTGGTCCAAAAGTTCCAGCAAGTATTTCATTAAATCTATTAACATCTGCAACATCTTGTAAGTGTTGTGCTTTAGCTAATGGAGATCTTGCTGCTACTTTAACTTCTCTACCATTTACTTTAGGTAATTCTATTCTACCTTGTTGTGATAATATTCTAATTATTCTTTTTAATAATGGGTGTATAAGTTCTGCTTGTAGTCTACCAAAAGAAGATCCTATCTGTCTTGATAGATCTGCCATTCTTTCAGATACTTCTGTAGCTGTCATTGGAGTTCCTTCTGGTCTACCAAGAGTTTCCATATATAAAGCTTTCTTAATATTTTGCCTCATATCTTGTAATACTAATTGAGCTACATCAAAATTAGATGCTGCTGATATAGGATTTAATCCTCTTGATCCTGGAGCTACAGGTATTAAAGATCCAGGTACTAATGCTATGTTATCTGGATTTATAACTCCATCATCTTCATAAGTATATACTCCAGATACAGACATCTGTGCATTTTGTAATATTAATTCTACAGTTAAGTTACAAGTTTTAATAGCACCCATTGCATTAAATATTGGTCCACGACCATAAACTTCTCCAGAAGCTTTGTTCCATCTAAATACAAGATAAGGATTAGAACCTTCACCTTTATATATTTCTTCAAAGATAACTGCTTTCATTTCTTTAAGTACAACACAATATTTATATTTTTCTACATTCTGTTCATAAATTTTATATACAGCTTCAATGATTGTACATTCTTTTTGCCTCATTAAATCAAAATTTTCTGGCATAATAGCTTTAGGATATAGAACTGTTATATGTTCTGGTTTAACTTTTCTAGTTCTATAGATAGTATCTACTCTACCATCTGGTCCATTCATTAAACATACTTTAGGTAAAGGTACTGCTGTAAATTTTATAGGATTAACTGCATCACCTTCTTCTACTAACATACAACCTGTGCCTACAGCTAGATCCATAAAACATTCGTGTATCTCTTGATTGAAGTTAGAGTTTTGTATTACTTCAAATACATAATCTGTTATTTGATCTAACTCTAAATTAACTTGTGGTTTTTGATCTTCTGGTATTTCTACACCAGCTTGAAAGTCTGCCCATCTAGCAAATGTAGGTACAATACCAGCTTGTAATCTACTAGCAAATTCTTGTACTCCTACAACTGCTGTTTCATCAAATATTTTATCTGTTCTTCTTTGACCTGGAGATTCTTCATAAAATGATTCTCTATTAGGTAAACAATACTCATAAGCTTCTTCAAACTTTTCTCTCCAATGATCTTTGATAGATACTGCTTCTTCATATTGTTTTATAATTGCTGTTGCTTTATCCATCATTTTTTAAAAAACCTTTCTATCTTTAATATCATTTCATTTATAAAAGGAAATTTTTTTCTTATTTTATTTATTATTTTCATTTTCTAAACCTTTTAGTTTTAGCAGCAATAGCTTTAGGTTGTTTAACAAATTGCTTACCTTTTTTTGCACCACGAGCTTTAGCTCTATTAGTCGCTGCTTTTTCTTTTGCAGATAAACTTTTCCAAGCTTTATCAGGTAAGTAACGTCTTTTACCTTCTGATTTTTTTCCACTGCTTGTTCTCCATTTTTGTTTAGACCATTTAGATAATTTATTCTTTCCTGACTTAGAACCTCTATAGCCTCCACCTGCTTTCTTGTAAATCTTAACAGCAAGTTGCATAGCCCTTGCAGAATGTTTACCACCCATTCTAGCTTTAGCTTGTGCTTTAGCTCTAGCCCATAATGCAGGATTTGTTTTTTTCGCTGTTGCCATTTACTTTTTCTTTTTATGCCTGTTAGCAAAGTTTCTAGCTGATTCAACACTTCTAAACCCCCAAGCTCTTAATGCCAATGCCTTACGAGTAGGTCTACCCTTCTTGTCTTTCATTGGACCTTTCATACCTGCAAACCTAGCTGCGAAGCTTATCCTTCTAGGATTTACTCCACGCTTTACAGGTGGTTTTAAATTAGCACCTTCTTTACGTTTGAAGTATGCTCTACCTGCTGCTGTTAGTCCTCCTTTTGGATTCTTGTGAATTTTTCGCATTATCCAAAGAAGCCTCGACCACCAGCTCTAGCAAACAAAGATCTAGCTCCTATGATTCCTTTTGCTTTTTTAGTTGCATAAGCTTTAGACTCACGTTCCATATCTCTTTGTCTTTTTTCTTCTGCAGCTCTATCAGCAGCCATCTGTCTTTCAAGAGCATCATTTCTTGGTGGAGCTTTTGGTTTACTAAATACGCCTCCCATTATCTGTCCTCCAAGTCATCATCAAAATCATCATCAATAAGATCTTCCATATCTTTAGAAGTTAAACTACCATAACCTTCTTCAAGTTCAGCTAACATATCAT